CAATATTCTTTGCACTTTGAAGACCAAACTCTTTAAACAACATAATCTCATCATCACTTAACTTATAAAACTCTCTAAGCTTTCTAACTGCACCATTGTATACCCTGGAACCTTCTTTGCTAGTGCTTAATATTCTTGCTAATCCTATTTGGTCTCTTTTACCAGCTAAAACAGATATATATCTATTCCAATTCTCTGTAAGTTTCATTCCACCCAATCTAAAAACTGAACTTGCAACTTTATCAAATCTACCTAAAGCAGTTTCGCCACCTATTTCAATTGAACGCATACCAATTTCTGTTGCTCCAGTTTTCCTTACCATAGCCCTGTTGTCTTTTTTGATTGCATCTGCTAATCCTAAAAAATAATCCTTATATCCGTAAGCTAAAAGCGATTGAGTATTACCAACTAAAAAGTTTTTAAGTCCTGATGTAGGTGCCGATAATTGTAATTTAGCAGCTAAAGATGTTGTTGTTCTTAATGCTCTCATTCCATTAGGAAACATACTTTCACTTCTGTCTATTTTTAAATGTTCTTTTACTGCTTTTTCTAAATAATCACCAACAGCTCTTGTTCTTGTGCTGCTTTTTAAATTGCTAATTTTTTCTTCATTGAGATTTTTAATTTTAAAACCCTTCATTCTTATATATTCAGGGAAATATTCTAATGTTGCTAAAAATTGCGATTGACCAATAGCATAATCTTTAGTTGTAGAACCATAACTTCTTTCATAAGTTTCAATTAATTTACCATCAACTTTAATTTTTTCAGGTAATTTAGCATGTCTGTTTTTATAAAAATTAGGAGAATATCTGTTTGAATTAAAACCACCAGCAAGTTCTGATATGTTAGCTCTGGCTATAGTTGAAGCTGTCCCATCATCTATAAATGATTGTTTCTTTTTTTCAAATTGTTCTTTTTTGTAATTAACTTTTACTTCTTCATCAAAATATTTTTTTGTTAATTTTTCAGCAACAGCATCTTCTTGTTTTTTAATCATTTCTTTGTATTGTTTACCATCAGGGTCTAAAGCCAATTTAGCTTCTTTTGTTAATCTTCTTTGTACATATATATTGTTTTCAATCCATTGTATAGGTTTGTCTTTAATGTATTTTTCATATTGAGCATCATTTAAAACTTCTTTTAATACAATCATAAACTCATCTTTGTATTGTTTCATTAATTTTTTATGTTCTTTTACAATTTCACCAGCCTTGCCTTTTTTAGGTGTCATAATTTTTTTATCAACACTTATATCAAATGTTTTATTTATAAATGACTTTTCATTATTAGTTAAATAATTGTTTTTAAGTCTATCAAAATATCTTTCTTTATCAAATAAATATGTAAAATCTTTAACTTTATCCCAAGTTCTATTTCCGTATATATTTTGCATTTTTTTCTCATATGCAGAAACAAAACCTTCGTTTCCTAATTTTGCAGTGGTATGATTGTATAATTTTTGTGATAAATTTTTAAGACCAAGGCTTTCAATAACAGTAGCTACAGGCATAATAGTTGGCATTACTTTAAAAGATGCAAATCTATCCGCTATTTTTTTATCTACTAAACCTTGTGCTACTCTTTGCTGTATCCATGCAGTTGAAGATGTTTTTACATCATCTAATGTAGTAATAATTTCAGTAAAATCTCTTAATTGTTTTGCTGTAGCTTTATACATACTTCCTTCAGGTACACCTAAATCTTTTAAGTAATTTGTTCTTGTAGATTCAGTTATATTTTTATCTAATCTAATTTTTTCTACATTTTTAAATTCCCTAAACCAACCAAGTTTATTAGGCAATCTTTTAATAACATTAGGCTCCATAGACCTTAATGTTGATACAAATTGTTCAATTTCTATAGGATTAGCTTTTTTTAATTTAAAATTTTCTCCAAGTTGCGCAATGTCTCCAATATATTTTTCTATTTGACTACGCATACTTCTGTCAGATAATTCTTCTTTTTTAAAGAATTCATTAAATACTTTTTTTCCATAAGTTTTTGCTTGAGATTCACTCATTCCTTCCATTTTGAATTTAACTTGTCCTCTAGCAAATTTAACGCCTTCAGTAGAAAATCCTTTTTGAACTCTTTTAGCTAACACATTAGATATATCTTTAAAGTTACCTAAACCAAATGCAACTTTAACTCTTGATACTAACTGTTTAATAAATTGATTTATCTTAGGCAATACACCTTTTGTAAACTCCATACGTGATGCTTTACCACCAGCAATATCAGCAAGAAATTCTTCAACATCTCTATTAAAATTGTTCTTTTTCCATGCTTTGTATTCCTTTGTACTAACAGCAAGTTTTTCACCACGTGTAATTAATTTTTCTAATCCTTTATTATTTGATGCTCTTGCAAATGCTTTTAACCTATGTAAGTTTTCATGATAAAAATCCGCAGGTTGAAATATGTTTTTCTGCAATTTAATAACACCTTCACCAAATTCACCTAAAACACCTTTATTTAATCCCTCAACCTTTAATTGTGATTCATTAAGATTGTTTTGTTTCATTACTTTAGAAACAAATTTATCTCTTGCAACTTTATCGCCTTTAGATTGAAATATTTCTTCTTCAGGTAATCTTTTTGCTCTTTTTTCTTTAACTGCAGTAGTTTTTGTTTTATCTAAAGCTCTTCTACCATCAAAAAACTTCTTCCAATTAGCATTGTAATCTTGTATTGTATATCTTTGAGTAATGTTTTTCTTTTGTTTAACTAATTCAAGTTTAACAAATTCTCTTAATTTGTCTCCTCCAATTTTAAAAGCATCAGTTAAAGCCATCTTTCTATAATCACCTACAGTTAATTTTCCTTTTTTTCCTCTAAGGTTTACACCTTTAGGCATTATAGATTTATTTATTATATTAACAGAATCTCCTGATAAATTTTTACCATCTAATCCTTTTAATAAATTACCAGACTTTCTATTACCAATTAGTTTAACTATTTTATTAAATAATTCTGGGTCTAATTTTTTAAGAGGAATACTAAGCCTAGGGCCAGCGGCTCCTTTTTGACCAGCTCCAGATGACCATTCTCTAATAACTCCATTTTTTATATCAATATTTTCAATAAAAAGTCTTTCAAATGTATCTTTTCCTCTTGAACCAAAATTATATAAAAGTTCAGTAGCTACATCATATGTTAATGGGTCAACTGTTTGTTTTCCTTTGCCTTGTAAAGCTGAACCTTCCTCAACTAATTGTTTATTTTTAGCCCTAATTAATCCATAATCTTTAGGTTCTACTAATGCTATTTTTTCTGGCGTAGCAATAGTACCCCCTCTATCTACGCCTAATTGAGATACAGACGGAGTTTTAGCTTCTGTTCCCATATATTTATAAGCAAATCCAGTTTTTAATCCCTTACCTCCTTTAGCTGCATCTCCAGCACCATAAAAAGCAGACAAAGTATTATTTAATTGACTTCTTTGGTTTTTAGTTATCAATTTTCCAAGTTGATTTTGTTCAATAACGTATAAATCTGTTAAATTTCTATCTGCTTGATTTAATTTAAAACCTTTGGATTCTAACCATTTAGCATAATCAGCAATAATTTTGTAATTTGAAGGAGAATTACTACTTTTACGCGTTTGCATAAATTCACTAATACCTTGTAATAGCATTTTTTCATTTGATTTATCTAATTTTAAACTAAATATGTAATCTTTAATAGGTGTTTTCCCTGCAATTTTTTTTGAAAATACAGGCAAGTCTGTTAATTTATCAACATCTAATGTTGTTAATGTTTTAGCTAATTCAGCTTCTGGACTACCAGGTCTTTTCTTTAATTCAGATTCGTAAGCTTTTTTTAATTTTCTTAAACTTAATATGTTTTCCCCAGGAATTACAATATCTCTTTGGTATTTAGGTTCTGCAATAATTTCTTTTGGTAATACTTTTTTTTCTCCTGCTAATAAATCAACATATCTGCTTATTTCACTTTCTCTTGTTGGTTTAATCTTAGGAGGTTTTAATGGAGTTTCTCCGCCAGAAATACCATCTTTTGATTGTAAATAATTACCTGCTAAATAATCATCTACAGGTTTTTGATTTTTAACAATATCATCTTTTGCATTTTCTAATGATTTTTTAAACAAAGTTAATTCTGTTTCGTTTGGAATTTTTTTGTTTAGAATTTTATAAAAAGTAGCTGCAATATCATCATCTAATATTTCTTTTAATGCTCCAGACATAAACGAACTATGGTCATTAATAAGTTGTTGATATTTTGCAATTTCTATATTTTCTTTGCTACCTTGTTTAGCGTTTAAATAATTAGCATCTGTATCTATTTTATTGTTTATTTTTTTAATAAATTCATAATCTTTTTTAAATTGTTCTTTAGTTTTAGAAGCTTGGTCTAAAATAGATTGAAATTCTTTTGATTTATCAAACAATTCTTTTGGAACTTTTGCGCCTGATTCTTCCAATGATGATATTGTACTATCTACAACTTTTTTTTGATTTTTAGTTTTAGTTTCACCCATTTTTAAATATTCATTAGTAAACTTTACACCATCCATAGGTACTATTTTACCAGCTTCATTCATTAATTTAGGTTCTACAAAACTTCCAATAGCTCTCATTCCGCCTACAACCAGTGTATTAGTACCTAAAGCAGCCCACCATTCTTTTGTTCCTAATTTAGGTGCTTCTTCATCTCCAAAAACAGATGGTAATGATGTAAATAATGCAGCTTCTGTACCAACTCTTGCAAGTGGACTGGTTGCTGCTTGTGTTAGTTTTTGTGCATAAGTAGGGTTTTTTGATGCAAATGCTTGTGAGTAACCATATACAGAACCCATTATACCTTGTGTTACACCACCTGCTATTGCAAACATAGGCGCAGCATGTAAAAACTCATTAGAAGCAGCTTTTAATGCTTTATTAATATTTACTGGTGCATTTGGATTTTCTACTCTTTGTTGTGAAGTATTTTGTAATAAAGCATGTGTTGCTGCAAATGTACCACCACCTATTCCAAGATTTAATGCTCCATCAACACTATTAGCTGCAACAACTCCAATTGTTTTGTTTCTCAAAGCAAAATTAGCTTTTACTCCTTTTTCAATTGTTTTCTTAGTTAATGGATTGCTAAGTAATGATGCTGTTGTAGCCTTGCCAGCTACTCCTGCTACTTTACCTAATGCTCCAGTTGAAAGCATTGTAATAGCATCAAGAGGTGATAACATACCGACAGCAAATTGTCCTGCTTGTGCAGCCCATGAAGGGTCATAGCTTTCGCTTACGTCATATTTATCTTCACCTTTTGAAGTTCTATATAACATTCCTGCCATTGAATTATTATAAGATTGTTTAAAAAAATCAGCACTTATCATACCACCTAAAACACCTTCTTGTTGCCATTTTTCAGGTATAAAATCAGAAGTTAAAAAAAAACTATCAACCCATCCAGGCTCAGTTTTTTCTGCGCTTAAACTACCTTCTTTGTAACCAGAAGGATTTTCTGTTAATGAATAAGAAGTATCTGTTTGTAAAGCTTCATCATACGTAGGGATATTTTGTTGAGGGTATCTTTCTCTTATTAAATTAATAATTTGTTCATCAGATTTATTTCCATATACTGTAGGAAATTTATTTTTCCAGTACTGAGTAAATTTATTTATATCAGTTATTTGAGCCATATAATATTAAACTATTCTTCTCTATAATTTTTAAGAAATTGTACAAAATCATTAATTGACATTCCTGCTCCAACTACAGCCATAGCAATATTACCAACACCAGGCACAGAACTTCCAGCTGCTTGTTTTATCAAGAATTTTCCTGCTTGTTTACCAAGAAATTTTTGCAATGCTTTTCTACCTGATGGACTTGTTGCTATGCTTTTTATTTTAGGTATAACCCAATTACCAGCTTTATTTAAAGCTCCAGTTGCTGCCGCAGTAGTCGCAACATCTTCTGCAGTTTCAGCCACAAATCCTTCACCTAAATCAAAACCAATTGCATCTTTAATTGCCGCACCAGTTCTGTATCTTAAAAGACCTGTTCCTACTTTAGCTTTTGTTGATGTTTTAAGCCATTTTTTTGTAGCACCAGGAGCTTTATTCATAAAATAATTTTTTACTCTAACAGGATTCCATTTAGACATTTCTTTGCTTGTCATAACTCTTGCTATATCTTCAGGTCTTGCACTCATTCTTTTTGCAAGAGATTCTACCATATTTTTACGAATTTTATTTATTTGACTTTTAATTTTATTTTTTTTTGTATTATTAGGGTCATTTTTAATAGATTCTAATGCTTTTTCTAATCTTTCTATTTTTTTTACAGTAGCTTTAATAGTGCCTTTTGGTTTGTTAATTTCTTTCATAATATAATTAATATCTTTGCCAGATAAATTATATGCAGTGTTTAAATATCTAGCTCCATCTTTTGTAGCTTTATAAATAGATTTTGCAACATTTTGAACAGGTTCAGTTGATGCTGCTGCTCCTCCAAGAATAACTGCTGATGTAACTTTATTAAAATCTATGCCTCCTTCACTAGCATCAGATTCTACATATTTATTAAAATTATCTTCTGTATATTTATTAAAATTAGCTTGTATATTTTCTGGGGTTTCTTTAGTAGTATCACCAGCTTTAAATTTCATATCTTCTACAGTATTAACAACTTCTCCTAATGGAGGTTCAGTATCCTCTCCTGTATCAGTGTTCATGTCGTTAATAACAACTTTTTGCTCACCCATACCCATCTCATCTAAATTACTAAAAATTTCTTCATCATCATATTTTTTGTAAAAAGGGTCTTCATTATAAAGTTTACCTGTAAAAACCTTATGTCTTTTATTTGCTTTTTTAACAAGGTCAAGAGATGTTGTTTTCATTGTATTAATAAATTCTTCGTCTAATGGACTTGATTCATCTAAACCATAAGCAAGTAACATTTCATTTAAATCATCATCATCACCTAAATCAGAAACAGTTGTTTTTCCATCTAATATTTTATTACTTAATCTATTCCATTTAACATAAGCATTACTATATTTATTAAAATCAGTTATTGCTCTTGTAGTTCCATTTTTTACAGTTGCATTAACTTCTTGTACATCACCAGTTACTATATTAAATTTTAATTTATCTAATAAAGCAGCTGTGTCTTCATCCATAGAACCATCAGGATTAACAACTAAAAATGATTCAGCATTATCAGGGTCATCAAGTAGCTCCATTACAGATGTATATGCATCTCTTCTTGTTAATAATGCTTTTTTTAATCCTGTCTGACTGTATTTTTCATTACCTGCATATCTAAATTTGTAAGCATCGCCTTCATCTATATCATCTAGTAAATTATCAATATCCATTATGCCAGCAGCAGCACCTTCCCATCCACCTTTAAGTAAATCTTTTGCTAACATATTTGGATTTTCTAAATTAGAATTTTGTATTAATTTTGCTTTTTCATAAGCACTATTTGCATTTTTATAAGCATTATGTTTGTCACTATAAATAACATTAAATTTTTCATTACCTGATAATTCTAAATTTTGATTATGGTCATTAACAGAAGGAAGAATATTTGTAAGAGAATCTAAAGTTCTTGTATCATTTATTCTACTTTGAAAATTAATTGAATCTTGTCTATCGTTTTGAATTTTTCTTTGACCCATTGCATCCATTTGATTCATTATCTGCATAAGTTGGTTAAAACTTTCCATAGGGTCTTTTTTCTCAAATCCTTTTATTGCCATAGATTAATATCCTTTAATACGTTGCGCTGTACTGTGCCATTGATTAATTAAATCAGAAATCATTCCAATACCTTGTGATTGTTGGCCTCTAACATTAGTTAATACATCAGTCATTGATTTACCGTAAACATCTCTTGCACCTGCTTGTTGTTTACCAAACGCTGAACTGCCTGCAAAACCGCCCTTTGCTTGTTGTGCTGCTTGTCCACCAAGATTTTTATATAAACCAGGAAGCATTGATTGTCCTTGTGTTTGTATTTGCGGTGCATATGTAGAATAACTTGCTCCTTGTAGCATTTCTGGAGATATTCCTTGAAACATGGATGCAGGTATGTCTTGGTCGGTTAATCCGTATTCTTGTTGAAATACAGACGAAATTTGGTCTGGGGATAAATTTGACAATTGATTAAACCCCATTGGCCCAAATCCCATACCTTGTAATGAATCTAATATACTTTGTTGAAACATTTTATTCTCCTCCAAATAATTGTTGCAATAATATAGGAAGCATTGTTGCGTTTTGCATTCCTTCCATTCCTTTCATTCCACCTTTAAATCCTTCACCTTTAGAAAAACCTTTAAATAATTCTAATAATGTTTTCATTGGAGTTGCTTGTCCTCCACTTATCATTTTACCTATTGGATTTGAAATTAAATCACGTTTAAGTTCCATAGAACTGCCTAATCCTTGAATATTATTACCACTTAATAAATCTGGAGCTTGAACTTTTGCACCGCCTATACCAAAAGAACTTTCTCCCGTATCTACTGCTCCTTGCCACATTTCGTTAGCTTTTGAAGTAGTATTTTCTAATAAATCAGATGCAAAATCTGGAGCTTTTATTCCTATATTACTAACATCTGCACCTGTTTCTAAAATATCTTCTGGTTTTTTAAACATTTTTTTAAACAACCCACCATCTTCTTTACTACCCCCAAGCATTTTACTCATTCCAAAACCAGCTAGTCCACTACCAAAAGCACCTCTTAAAACATCACCACTTGAAACTTGCGCATCTTTTGCCATTTCAGTAAAGTTTTTCATTCCACCTCTTAAAAAAGTATTACCATATCGTTTTTGCATATCTTTATTAAGAAGCATTTTAGCACCTGTTTTTTGGTCTTGCAATTGAAGACCACTTGATAATCCTTTTGCTATACCTGCACCCAAAGGCCCCAATCCTAATGCAGCTATATTTAATAAACTACCTAAACCTTTATTTTTTTTACTTCTTTTTCTCGCATCAGATTGTAACTTTTCAAGTTCATCTTCAAACTTTTCTTGCATTTCTCCCATTTGTTTGCTTCCAGCTCTTTGAGATTGTTGTTGTTGAAGATTACTTTGTTGTAATAAATCTGCAAGGCTTGCTCTTGTTCCTGCTATTTGATATGGTGAGGCCATAATTAGTCCTTTTCTTTTAAAATTTTACTGTTAAATATATTACTTTTTTGCTTCATATACAAATTCACTATTTTAACCTTGTTAATGCTAATGATGTTGCATAAACAGAACCATCGCTTAATCTTATGCTTAAATCTAATGTGCTTGCTTTTTTATTTACAGTAACTTGTGGAATAATAATAGCTGTAACACCTTTTGTATTAGTAGCAACTGCTTGTTGAACTCCTGTATTTAAAGCAGTAATTAATCTTGCTTGGTCTATTGTTATTCCTGTTTTTTTAGTATTAGCAGCAATAGCATCTGCTTGACTTGTTGTTATCCCCGTCTTTGCAGTATTAGAAGTAATTGCATTTGCTTGTGCAGTTGATATTCCTGTCTTTGCTGTATTAGCAATGATAGCATTCGACTGATTACTTGTAATACCTGTCTTTGCTGTATTTGTTACAATAGCATTTTTCTGTGTTGTTGTAATTCCTTCTTTAGCTGTATTAGCAATAATGGCATTTTTTTGAGAAATAGTTATACCAGTTTTTGCTGAGTTAGCAGTAATAGCATTTATTTGCTCTGTTGTTATACCAGTTTTTTTGGTATTGTTTATTATTGCTGCTGCTTGAGAATTAGTTATTCCAACTTTAGCTGTGTTAGAAATAATAGCATCTCTTTGAGCATTTGATATTCCAGTTTTAGATGTATTTGCTACAATAGCATCTCTTTGAGCATTTGTTATACCAGTCTTTGCAGTGTTAGCATTTATAGCGTTTTTTTGGTCTGTTGTAATTCCTTCTTTACTTTGTTCATTTGCTATATACCCTATATGAACATTAGTTTTATCAATAGCTTCTCTTATTGAAGTATATAAAGCTTTTATTGCAGGACTTTCATTGTCAAGTATAGGGTTATTAAATATTCCTTTAGCTTCATTTTCTGTATCTTGTTGTGTTTTAGTTGTCCAATCTGGTTTATTTACAGCCATTATTCTCCATTCCATAACATAGTAGGATGTACATAAAACGAAGAACCATCTCCACTTGTTGTTTTTCTTAATGTAACAAAAACCCAATCTCCTTCACTTATAGAAGTTGCGTTAAACGATGTTGTTTGTTTTGTCATAAATTTAGTAGCTGCGCTAAAATCAAAAGTTAATGTGCATAAATGGTCACAAGTAAAATTCGTAGTTGAATTATGAGCTGTATCATCTGCTAATGCATCTGCCCACCATAAAGCAACTTCAACATCACTATCGGCTGCTGCTCCTGTTGATTCTAAATGCACCATAAATTTTGTAACAGTTCCTGAATATGGAACTCTTCTTGCATATCTTACCATTCTCCAACCATTATTTAAAGTTGTTGTAGTATATGCGCTAGATGTTAAATCAGTATCTATACTATCTGAAACTGACGATTCATTATGCAGCCCACTATAAAATTTATTTTGTGTAGCTAAATCTACATTTGCATAATACCAATCCATAAAATGTTCACCAGCCTCATCATCAACATATTTTTTTGTAGCAATCTCATAATCAGAACCAGGCGTATAATTACCACCATTGTTTTTTACATATATATTACCAGAACCAGCATCAATTGTAATATCACCAGCACCATCTATTGTAAAATTGCCAGAGGATACGTCATATTCGTTTTTTGTTATTTTAGTGGTACCAATGGTTAACCTGTCTGTTTTAAGGTCTTTAATGGATGTTTTTTCAATTTTACGTAATTCTTCCATTTTATTAGAAACATGCCATCTGCCATTTACTTTAGAACAAAGAAATACTCCTCTACCTTGTATTTGAGATAATATAATATCACCATCATTGCCAACATTATTAGATGGAAGTGTTTTATATATTTGAGTTCTTGAACCTTTGCTATGAAGTAAATTAGCCACTATTTAATACGTTTAGGTCTATATATAATAGATATGTCATTAATTTCAAATCCTGGTGCAGGTAAACTATTGGTTGCATCTGTATATTGAAATTGTAATTGCAAAGAATAAATATTGTTTATAGATGAACTTGGTATTAATACAGCTGTTTGCCAAGTAGTAGAACCAGTTAATCCTGTTGATGCTGCATAATTTTCACTATCATCTGAAAATGTATTACCACTAAAAACTCCACTTCCATTTGTTGCATATTTTACTAATATTTTAGAATTAATAGAAGAACCATCTTTATCTGTTGATTTATACGTTATATACACTTTATATATTTTATCTTTTGAATTTATTGGGCCAAATGTATAATCTTTAGTTGTAAAATATAAAACTTTTGTGTTTATTGATGAACCTGTAATTCCAAGTCTGTTACATAAACTATCATCTGTTGCTTTTGTATGTTTCCATTTTAGTATATCATTTATATTTACATCAATACCAGATAAACCAGAATCTGCTACAGTATATAATATTAAATTACCTTTAGAATCTGTAGCAAAATTACTGCAATTAGGAGAGTTTGCATGTTTAGCTATACCGTTCATAGATTTAGATGTAAAATACCATGTACCAGATTCTAAATTATATACATATCCATCAGGTATACTCACAGATGTTGTAGTTGCAGTTGATAATCCAAATTTTATAACAATATCTTTTGTAATAGAATCATAACCTATAAGTGGTTTAGAAAGACTATTTGGGTCATCGTCAAATTTCCAATAATTATTAGGTATTATTGCATCATCTGCATTATTAGGTATTTTGTTTTTTATTAAATTAGTTAAATTTTGACCATTATATAAATACAAACCAGATTGATTTGCCCAAGCAATACCAAATGGAGTTTTACATACTTGATATGGTGCTTCTACACCTACATTATCAAATGTATCTTCTAAAAATTCATAATCTCCTGATGTATTTATAACAAATACTTTTCTTTTTTTATATTGCAATAATTTATCTTTATAATATTCTAATGCTGTTATTTCATCTCCATCATTAATTGCAACATCAATAAAATTAGATTTAGGCAATATGTTATATTTACCAATAGGGGATTTTATCATTCTATCTGAATATATTTTTCCATTTTGTTTAATATTACCTACATATAATCTGCTATTTGCAACAACTGATGCTTTGTAATTGCATGTAAGTTCATTATCGTTTAATTCTTGAGATACTAATGTTTGAGATTCATAGCTATCAACTTCATTGTAATTTAATATTTTTTCTCTTGGTATATCATATTCATAACATTGATTTCCTTTATCATTAACTCCTGTTGAAGAATAATTTGATGTTGTAGAGAATATTTTATTTTTATCTAAATCAATATAAAATTGTAAATACCATATATCAGAATTATTATCTTTCATATAATATTTTAATTTTTTTCTATATTCATCTTTAGCTACATCATAACCAACATAAACAGTAACATATGGACATTGGCCTGCAGTTATAGCAGATGTTTCTGCAACAGCTGTAACTCCTATATTGTCATCGTTAATATTAATTGAAGATTCTTCATCAAAAATATTAACTGAAGATACTCCAAGTTTATATATTCGTTCTTCCCATCCAAATGCAGTTGAACCTTGTGGAGCAGCAAATTTAAAATTAACTTTTGTTAAACTAGATTGCGAAGCTGACATTCCATCTGTTTCAGGAGTCCAATTTGTATTATAGTAATAAGAATTAATACTTGAAAATATAACTCTATCATATCTTGGAAAATAAAAATCAGAATCACTTAGTTCTGAGTTCATGCAATCATTTAATCCACCAATACCAGGACGATTCGGATAATAAACATGAAATTTAATTAATATATCATCTGTATATAATATATTATTATTTTCTGTAAAATCAATAATAGCTTTAAATTTCTTAGAACCTTTTATGTGCCTATTACTACCTGCACCTTCTTGAGTTTCATCCCATGGCCATGTATCAGAATATAACCATGGTGTTACGTCTGTTTCTTCTTTTAAATCAATAGGATTTTCATTCATATCTTCAAATTTAGCTATAGACTCTAAATCCATTAGTGTTTTTTGTCCCATAATAAGGTCTTCTTTTTCAGTACTTCCTATAGTACTCCCACCAAATAAAGCATTTCCATCTTTTCCTGCTGTTATTTCAAAATATGGGTGATATGTTTCATTTAAATAATCATCATCACCATTTCTATATGCACTTGAAAATTCATAATTAAATACCATTTCAATTCTACCAAGTTTACCTGTAGTAAAAGTACCAATAACACTGCTTGCGTCATTTGAAGTTCCATCATTACCAGCAAAAGCAAGATAAAAAGGACTTGTTTCACTTAAAAATCCTTGACTATCTGCAAGACTTGTTTGAGCTGCAACTTTAGTTAATTCAGTTGTTCCATCTGATAAATATAATTTTTCATCTTCATAATTATTACTAACATCTACATAAGATAAAATTCTTCCAAGCGTATTTAATTTATCACATTCCCAATTTGTTGCTGTTGCACTTGCTCCATATTTTTGAACACCACTTGCAAATGTATAAGAATTCATATAAGAAAGAGCAGAAAATGGTTGAGTGCTTAAAGCATTATCACCACCTGCACTTGTAATTAAAGGTGGAGCTTTAGATAAAGCAGAATCTCTTGTTCTCCATCCATTAATTATTTTTTCAGAACCTAATTGATTTTTGTTTAAATAATAAAATATTTTATCTTTGTTTCCTGATTTAAAATTAGCATCTGATATTTTTAAAAAACCATTAATATAATTATAAACAGGTTTCATATTTTTACCATTCCAAATTAAATCATTTTCTATCCAATTGTTCATATTAGATGAATAAATATTAATTTTAGAATTTGTAGATGTATTATCATTTAAAAATATTAAATTATCTGTTTCATTTGTTTCTAATCTTATTGAATCAAAATAAATTGTTTGCGAATTAGATGTTCCTGTAGCAGATGTTTGATTTCCATATGTTCCTGCATTTAGATTTAAAACCCAATCAGTTGCATCATTGTATTCAGAAGGTATTTTAAATTTAAATTGATATTTATTCCATTGTGTTGCTTCAGATGAATAAGGATTACCTTTTCTTATATTATTTGCTATTGATAATAAATCAGGATATGATTTTTTTAATGTAACAGCATCAAACTGTGCAGTTTGGGATGCTGCTCTGTTTGCAAATAAAATTCTTAAATTTCTATTACCACCGCTATTATTAGGAACAAAAAACTTACAAGGTTTTGGAATTCCATTATTTGTGTTTTCTCCAATAATTTTATATGTGCTAAGACTACCTGTATTTTCAAGCGGTGTCCATGTTATAAGTGGCGTAGCTAAATCATCAGCAGATGTTGTGTCTACTACAGAATAATATATTCCTCCTGCACTTGAAGAATATGCAAAAAACAATTCAAACCATTGATTTCCATGAACAGTTATTACATCTGATTTAACATAACCATTAGGAACAAAAGCTGAATCATTTGAATTTCCAAGTGCATAAGTTCCAGCTGATACTAATTTACCACTAGTTCCATTTCCTCCATATTGATTTGATGAAGATTCTGCTGTAAAAGCTACATTTGTGCCTGCATCTACTTCACTCCAATTTGAAACATCCCCAGTACCAAATCCTCCATTTGCAACATAATTTGTAGTAAGACTATCTGCATAATCATGAGTTGATTCTACTCCTGATAAAAATGTTGGCCCAGTATTTGATTCAAATAAATACAAACCAGTATTTGTTCCATCTGTTACGCTATCTGAATATAATTGTACAAATGGTACTCTTTCTCCATAAGAAGTACCTTGTGCACCATATCCGTAATACCTTGCTTCAGCTTTACAATAAAAACATAGAAGATATTCAACGCCAGCTTTTAATGTTGTTGCTCCTATAGTTGTAGAATCAGTATCATCAGCAGAAAATGCTTCATCTGTTTTAGGATTATATGTAACAAAACCTAATGGCTTAGTTTGATTAGTGGTTATTCCTGAAACCTCTGTTCTTAAAAAATATTTACTATATTCATTATATGAATTTATATTATCATGCCAAGATTCACCTGCTTTATCAATATAATCTGTTGAGCCTTCATTTCCAAACACAGAACCATCTCCTACCCATCTGAATATTTTATATGTTGAAGAATTTGTTGCATCTGTTCCTAAAACAGAATCTAATCGAGCTTTATTTGTAGCTCCATCATAATCTACGATTCTTCTAACTTGTCCTGCTCCATTACCGCTAGATATTAATATAGAATAATTATTATAATAGTCGTCTTTACTGTGACCTAAATTAGTTGTATTTACATGATATGAAGATAAATCTTGAAGTTGTATAACAGGATTAGTATCAAAAGGACTTCCACTATGAGAGTCTGCATAACTTTGAACAGTTCCTTCTTCATATGAATTTTCAAATTCACCATCTATAATGCTTGTAGAGTAATCAACTCCTGTAGCAAACAATCCATATCCTACTTGAAAATTTGTATTACTATGAGGGAGTCCATAGATATGTTCTACTAATGAACCCCCTATTTTTAAAATACCTGCTTGAGATGATGTTACATTCCAAAATTGTGAAAATTCTGTATCTTCTATATCCCTTGCATCAGAATAACAATTTAAACCACCAGAAAAATCTTTTATCTCAAGAGTTTGTTTTGCCACTATTTACCTTTTATTTTATCAACAATAGGTTTTAATACCATGTCCCAAACTAAATCATCTTTTTTAGATGGACTTAATTTAATTACTTTTTCTACTACATATAGGGCTAATAAAACATATTCCCAATTAGCTGTAATAAATGACATCATTATTTTTCTCCTTTTTTTGTTTTTCTTTTAGCTTTACAACCACAACCTGTACATACTAAATCAACTTTAGGATGTGAGTTTTTTTCTAATGCTTTAATTCTTTTTTCATGATTACTAGCAATTTCTTTATCGGAAGCTTTTTTAATAGCTTTCATTACTTGTTTAATAATCATATTTATTATAAATTTTTGTCCTATCATTTAAAATTCCCAATCTTCATCATCATCTATATACATCTCAAATATTTCCCATTTTCCTAACCACCATAATCCTCCAACAAAGACTATCACAAAACCTAATATGAAATAGCCTAAACCAATCATTACTAGCCTTTAATCTTAGCATAAAACGTCATTAAAGCTAATATTATAGCAAAGCTTAATGATATAAATGTTAATATAGGGTTTAAAACGTCTAAAATGCCTATTACTGTTGATAAAAAGCTTGTGCTTATACCTATCTCAGGGTAAGTACTTAAAACCCTTAATGTGTCCTTCATTTTTTCTCCTTGCAATTATCCCATTTTTTTAAGTCAAGCATTGGTAATGGCTTTTCTATTGTATGGTCTTTTAATTTAATGTTTTGTATTGACAACTTGTTTCCGCCTTTAATATATGGTTTTCCATCTGCATCACATCCAACATCATAAACAAATACTGTAGTTTTCCATAATGATATTCTTGTTATACGTGCAGGCCTTCCATTTAAAATTATTGTATCGTCTACATTGAGGTCGTTCCCAGCCATAGTTTTTAAACCTTCTATTGCAGATTCGATGGTACTTTTTCCCAATAGAAAGATAAACGCTCCTATTATCATCCATCCATATTCCCCTATTAGATGTTCTATTGTTTCTTTTTCCATTATTCTCCATTATTTATTACCATCAAGATACTGACCCCATAAAGAAGTCTTTCCATCAATTATTTCTAAAACATGAACTATATGGTCTCCATTTTTAAAAAAATCTATTATAGCCAGTGCGTGATTCCAGTTAGTTAAATTACCTCTTAACCAATCTTCATCTTTTTTAATGTCTTTTAAACATCCCATGCTGTAGCCACTCATTGTTCCTTTAACTCCAGTATCAGTATATCTTTGTAGGTCATGTGTATGTCCATACATAATATTGTCTTTGTAAGAGCTAAGATGTGCTTTTGCATGATGCATTCCAGTTTTATGTCCGTGTGTAAAATTTAATTTTCCTATTCTTAAAAGTTTTCTTCTATGATAAGGATGATATTTATATCCACGTTCTTTTATTCTTAATGCATTTTGAGTTTCATAATGGCTAAGATAAGGGTATCTTACTACAAAATTGTCCAACCATACTTCATGATTACCTTGAACAAAATGTCGAATTTTACATTCAACTTTATCTAAAGATTTATCAATTATGTCCATTCCTTTATTTACATCTTTGACATCTTTATCTAACAAAGGAATTAAGTCTTCCATTGTTTTTTTATTTCTACCTTTCCAGTAATGATTACTGAAATGTTCCCATTCGCCTGTGTCACCTAAATCTACGTCTATTGTAGGTTTAACTATTTCAATAACTTGACACACTATATTTATTGCTTTTTTGCAATGAAAAGGAAAATGTTTATCAGGAGTAACTACTGCTCTGTTAACAATACCTTTGTTTAACTTTGCCATTCTAACCTCGTTTTATTTCAAAAAACTATTTACCGCTTAACTTCTTTTTCAAAGTTTTCATATTATTCCTTGTTTAAATTAAATGATATTTAACTGTCATTTGCGCTGTTATATCACTTGTTCCTTCAGTATTTTCTACAAAAGCTAAAATTACTTTTCCAGAATCAACTGAAGATGAATCAATAACCATATTTGATTGTTTTATAGTTGGTGCACTTGTACCTCCAGATTGTATTACGCTTGAACAATGAGCTAGTAATGCACCTGATGATAAATCTCCTATATTTGTATTATTATCAAATGTATAAGAATATAAATGATAATCTAAATTATGAGCACCATCACAACCACTTAAAATACTTACCTCATCAATATATATATTATCTGTTAAATACCAATAACACATTATAAATTGTTTCCAATTTGCACCTTTAGCACTAATATCCAAAGATGTAGCTGGGTCAGTTCCTGTTCCAAAAGCATTATCTCCAGTAATACTACTACTAGAATATTGAAATCCTAACAACATTGGATAATGTGTATTTTGGGCTACACTTAAATCATATAAATTAAATTGTTTATATAATGTAACTCCTCCAACTGTATTTGTTCCAGTTGAACCTGCTTTTGTATTTGCGTCAGTTGTCCATGATGTTGAATTATATGCCATATTATAACCTCGGTACAGATAGAGCTCTCACTCCACTTTTTCTTGATGGATATTGTCTTATTGTTTTATCATACATTGTTTTAAAATATTGAGCTCTTTGTAAATCACCTGCGTCTTCAAACATTCTTGATTTTATATAACACACTACAGCAGAATGCAATCCTGAATCTAAACCACCTGTAGTTTTTAAATCATGAGTTTGTGAGCTAATAGTTTCATATTTAGAAGAATATGTTATTCTTAATCCTCCAGTCACATCAGAACCTTGATAAGAATCGTATTTTTCTTTTGTTTTTTCTCCAGTTGTTGATGTTGTATCTTCACATACAATAGCTATTCTTTGGTCATCATTATACCATGCAAAATAATTATTTGGATATGTTCTTTTATTTGTTGCCATAATTTTCCTATTTTAATGAATCATCTGATGATTCTGTATCTTCTTTTAATAATTTATGTGCATCTGCTAATTTTGGTATCATTACATATCTATCATTTGTATCTAATATTTCAACTCTTTTAACACCAATAACATTATCTTCTAATTCATACCATCTTTTCTTTTCTTCTAAATTAGTTGTAGATGAAACACTGTAATTTCTTTTATTTGAAGCAATATCATCTAATGCATCATTTATTAATTGAAACATGTATTGCTCTGATTGTCTTCCAAATAGTTTTTCTATTTGTTCTATAATATTTTTAGCTGTCATTATTTAGCTCCTTGTTGTGCCTTTGGTATTCCTTGAGCTGCTAACATAGCAATTCCTTTATCATAATCTTGTTTTAAAGATGATATAATTGGGGCAAACAATTCAGGGTCTTCTTCATTAGTCATTAAAAATTCAGTTGCTTTTATTGATGCATATAAAACTACTAAATATTCCATTTCATTTGGAAAATTACTAATAGAATCGTCTGTATTAGCAACTGTTGGGTCTGCAACAACATAATAAATACCAGAAGATGAAGCTGGCAATATATTAATTTTATTTCCTTCTACATAATATACAGGGTCTGTTGCTGATGCAAATTCTATACTTGATGAACTTGAAGCTTTATGTTTATCCATTGGTCTTATTTGTCTACATTCAACACTACCTGCATACACACTACCTAATTGCCCAGTAATCATTGTTTCTGCTTCTGAATTAGCTGCATTTGAAGTAAATGTTTGTTTAGAATAACAATATTCTTTTAAGTTGGGAGGTAAAATATTTGTAACTTCTCTTGTTCCATCTTGAAGCCATTGAGTTAAAGCATTATCATCTCCCACATTTCCTACTAAATCTTCAATTTGAGTTTTAAAATTAGCCATTATCTTCTATTCCTATCTGCTATATCTGCATCCATTGTTGTTTGACTAAACTCAACTTGTGTTTGTCCACTCCAAGTTTTTCTCATATTAATACCATCTGATATATTAACTCTTGTTCCAAACACATATCCACATTTACATATATGGTCATCATTAGCTTTAAAGTCTACACATTTTTTACAAGAGTTACAATAGTATGTTCTATTTCTTTTCATAAATTACCTTTAATTTAATATAATTATCCCTCACTTACAAATGTATCACTAACAGCTAAAACTTGTGCTTCTGACTTAGTTAATACACTAAAATTAGGATATGCTTTATTAGCTCCTAATTCTATAAGCTCTGATAATACTCCATTTTTCATAGACCATTCACCTTTTATAAGACAATATGCTTTATCGTGCGAATATCTTGGAGCTCCTACTTTACCTGCAAATATTATATCGTGCCAAGTAGGTGCAGATACATAAGTAATATTATCATCCTCATCTACTGATTCTACTATTGGATATAGTTCTTTTATTTTGGTACCAACAGCACTATCATATGCACTGCTTGGTAGACAAAAATACATTTCATAATGTGCCATTATTTGTGACTCCTTTTAC